GCGCAGCGTACAACGCCATCGTTCGATTCCAGACAAACGGCGGAGTGCAATGACAGATATCTCAGACCGACTCCGTGCTACACTTGTCGGCCGACGAGACCTGCAACAGGGTCTTGCCGCCGCTGCCAAAGTCGCCAAGCAGAAGCTGAACGCCATCGAGATGTTCAGACCGACTGAGTATCAGGAGAAGGTCGTCCTGTGCAAGGCGACAGAAATTCTGGTACAGGGGGGTACACGATCGGGGAAGTCCCTCATCGTGGCAGTGATGATTGCGTCCTACCTGCTCAACGTGCCAATCACGTTTGCAGACGGATCAAAGCATCACATGCGAGAGCTGTCGTGGCGGAAGAGAGCTACGGTCGTGTGGCTCATCGGGCTGCAGCTGAACCACATCGGTCAGACATTACATCGTCTGCTCTGTCGTGCCGGTGCCTTCGACATGGTCCGCGACAAGCAGACTGGCATGTGGAGATCATGGCAACCCGGACGTATCCCCGGCGATGAGCTTCTGTCAGAAGAAGAACGGAAGCCAGCCCCGCCTCTGATCCCTCCATCTGAGATCATCGGAGAGACGTGGGAGAATAAAGCCGAGTTCAAGTTCACGTCCCTCACCATGAAGGACGGATCCATCTGTTACGGGTACGCCTCCTCCGGCGATGTCAAACGCGGCGACCCTGTCAACATCATCTGGATCGACGAAGAAATCAAGTTCAGCTCGCACTACCCGGAGTGGCAGTCCCGCCTGTCGGACAGGAAGGGAAGGATCTACTGGACCTCATGGCCAGACATGGAGACACCCGCGCTGCTGACGTTATGGAAGCGAGCCTGCGAACAGAAGGACGAAGTTCTGCGTGGCATCAGGACCCATCAGGATGCAGAGAACTTCGTGTTCCGCGGATCCGACTCCCCGTTCATCGACGAGAACGAAAAGCGGAAACGAGCCGAAGGCTGGACAGACTCTCAGCGTCGGGCGCGAGACTTCGGGGAGTTCGTGACAGACACGATCCTCGCCTACCCGGAGTTCGACCGGAAGTATCACGCTGTGGACTATGGGCCGGACAGTCCGTTGAATGATAAAGTCACGGAGGTTATGCGGAAGATGCACTGGAACGTACCGGCCGACTGGTGCGTAGACTTAATTCTAGACCCGGGCACCTCCCGACCTGCCCTGCTCTGGGCGGCGATCCCCCCTAGGGAGTTCTGGGATGACGGGGAGCCTTACCATATTTTCTTCAGGGAAATGGCCATCCCAAGGATAGACGCCCAACAGATGGCGATGCGAGCCAAGGCGGCTGACCCGGGCAGGCATTACATGCGTTTTATCGGGGATAGCAAGGCGGGAGACCAAACTCCGATGGGTTTCGCTTGGTCTGTATTCGAACAGTACAGCCGTGAGTTCAAGCAAGCAGGCTTGCGGTGCCAGCTTACCGGTGATATGTTTCTTCGAGGTGAGACTACATGGGTCGTTCGGTCTATGAAACTTCGGGCTCTTATGCGGGGTCGTCCGTGCGGGAGGCCGAGGCTCCGCGTCGTTGCGAACTCGTGTCCAACCCTTATCCGACAGCTCGAAGAGACCCTGAAGAAAGTCACTAAAGAAGACGTGCAGGATAAGCTGGCCGAAGGTCAGCAGCACGACGTACTTGATACCGCGGAGTACTATGCTGGATTCGAACCGACCTTCCTGACCCCTCCCCCAAGACAATCACCCACTGACCCGGGAATGGCAATGTTTCAGTCTGATCAAAAGACTCTTACAAACATCTTCCGGCAGAACAAAGCATCAGAGAAAGGCCCTATTATTCTAGGGCTTCCATAACCCCAGACTGGAGCATGTATGAAGACTACTGAGATCTGCCGAGAGGTCACTATTGACGGAATTAAAATACCGGTATCCATCGGAGACACGGTGTGGTGGTTTATGGAGAACCAGCTCAACAACATCCCGGCAGTGGCGATCGTTATTCAGTTCAGCGAGGACAACATGATCGACCTCGCAAGGTATACTTCCCCCGGCAGCAGGCTGACAGCAGAGGTAGGGGTTTGTCTACTCGACGACCCCCGACTCTCGAACGCGAATTATCGCAAACGTGGATCATGGTGCCCCCGTGGCATGTGGTCTTCACTCAATCTAAAGTAGGTAAGCGATGCTTCCGACGACAGAGAACCTCCAGCAGTATCTGCTGGGGCCAATCATCAGCCAGTGGTACGCTCGCTTCACTTCTGCAGAGAAGTCGAAAGAGCGTTTCACGGTCATGGCGAAGCTGTGTCGTCAGTTTCTCGGAAGCTCTGCTAAGGCTATGTGGGAGGATTCATTTCGTCGCGAATTCTACCCTGCGATCGCGCAGCCTCAGTTCATGGTAAGCCTGAACAAAGCCTTCGAGTTAGTAGCCATCATCGGACCCTCGCTCTACTGGCAGAACCCCAGTCGGGAAGTTAGGTCTACTGGGGTCCCCGATCAGTCTCGCATGGCACAACTCATGGGTGTCACCGAGGAGGATATGCTGAAGGTTATCCAGCAGCAGCAGGCTCAACAGGGGGAAGCACTAGAGGTCCGCAATAGCCTCGCTACCCTCGTTATGGATTCTATAAGTAAGCAGCACCCCGGCGGTACTAAGATCGACAATGAGCTTGCAATCCAAGACGCCTTAGTGACAGGACGGGGGTGCATGTGGACAGAGACGTACTCTGACCGCGCAACCGGGGAGACGATGGTTGGGTCTTTCTACGATCCGGTCGATAACCTACTCATAGATCCCGATGCTAAAGACCCCGCTTGGCGCGATGTGAAGTGGATCTCTCGGACACATGTTGAACCGATCTGGGTCGTTGAGCGGAGGTTTGGGTACCCGCCGGGCTACCTCAAAGGTAAGGGCACCCATATCTCCTCAGAGTACATGGCGAAGCTGGAAGTCGAGGTCCGGGACGGGAACTCGATGTACCAAGACATGATCGAATGGAAAGAGGTCTGGTCAATCGGCGGTATCGGCGCGAGAGTCACGGGAGCCAACGCTCAGTTAGGTCAGGCTCTTGACAAGCTCACCGGGGACTATTGCTATCTGGCACTGACCCGAAACCTGATGCACCCGCTTAACCTTCCGCCGCTGCTGATCTCACAAGGGAGTCCAGATCAGATTCTGGAAGCTCTGATGTGGAGGACGGCCCGGTTCGGGAAGGTTTGTGAGCTGTGGCAGGATCGTCGCTGGCCAGTCGAGAAGCTGGACTTCTACCCGGTGGTCGGGTCATGCTGGCCAATGGCCGTACTCGGCCCGGGGATTGGTAGCCTCCTCGCAATGAACATCCTGTTGGTCTCCCAGCTTACAATGAGCTGGGACAGACGTAGAGACATCATCGCTGTCAACGGTGCGTACGCAGACGAAGTAGAGTCTGCAATCAAAGGGGAAGGTAACCCAGCCGTCCTGAAGATCAACAGTGCGTCAAACATGTCGATCACCGAGATCGTGGCATTCGTTCAGCGTCCAGAGGTACAGGGGAACCTCTTGGAATGGATCCAGTATCTGGACAGCCAGTTCAAGATGGCGACGGGGTTGGACGACATCCACTACGGTATCAGTCGGACACAGTCCCGAGTGAGCGGGGATGTCCAATCGAAGACCGCAGCGGCCAGTGTTAGGCCAGAGAAGATGGCGACTGACGTTCACGAGTTTGTGGTAAACTGCGGGAAGAAAGAGCTATGGCTTGCAGCCATGTACATCGAGGGCCAGCAACTGCAGTACCTCCTTGGAGACTGGGGCGCGGCAGCATGGGATACTATGCTCGGGTCAATGCCGTTCACGCAGCTCTGCCGAGAGATGGACATCACCATCGAGGCGACAGACCTACGTCGGCCAAACCGAGATAAGGACATGGCGGATCTAGAACGCTTGGTTCAGTTCTACATCCCGTCTGTTACGCAGTACTCGCTCACAACCGGAGACGAGAAGCCGTTCAATGCCTTCCTGCACAAGTTCGCAACAGCGATGCAGATGACTAACCCTGAAGACCTGTACTTCGGGCCATGGCATCCGATGCCGGATCAGACAGCAATTCAGATGCAACAGGAAGCACAGCAGGTTGACATTGCCAAGACTCAGGCTGATACCGAAGAAGTCAAGGCGAAGACTGTGGCCCGGCTGGTGGACGCTCAGTACAAACAGCAGGGAGCCACAGCACCAGCGATGCAGAAGTTAAAATGGAATGACATATTCAATCAGCAAAAACTGAAGATGCAGGATGAAGCTCACCTTCAGAATCTAGTATTCCTGCAGGAGCAACAGGACATCAAAGAGGAAGCAGCGCGGGCTGCGATCAAGACAAAACCAAAGGCAAAGAAATGAGTCGGTTCCCCAGACTGAGAGATGAGTTAGAATGGGATGCAGTGCAGCAGGCAGGTCCGGCTGCGGTGGAATCCTTTGAGAAGATGATTGCACAGGGAGAGTCAATCTCCATGGCGGCTCAATTTGCCACCTGCAGACCACCAAGCGGAGGGTACGATGAACAGCTTGTGCAGCGAAACACTAAGAGCGTGACGGAGCAGTTCAAAGGGTGTGGGCCGATGCTCGACCTATACCGAAAGAACTATAAAGCTCAGACAGGTGAGAGCCTTCCAGAGGATGCTGTGGTCTATCGCAGCCTCGCCAAGTACCCCGGTGATCCCGGGTGTATTGTGACGCACAAGCAGAGCCTGTCTGACGTGAAGAAGATTATGAAGGAGCGAAACGAACAGGTCGAAGGGGATTGGGAAAACCATCCGATCTCGGAAGCTCCTCAGCCGCAAGTAGTGCGGATGAATGAGAATGTGATGGCTCGGTATAAAGCCGAGTACAAGATGGAGTCAGAGGAGTACGCGAAGCTGGATGAACGGGAACTCGAAGAACACATCATCGACACTCACACTTCACTCGTGACTGCGGATGATGCCATGAATGCTCCAACGTCCGAGGAGCAGGTCAATAAAGCCACGTTCGGTGGGCGGGATGCGATACGAGGAATGACATGATCACAGTAGCAGACATGATGAGTCACATTGCCGTCCAGATCAGTGCCGTACTCGGTGGTTTTCTGGAGGGGAAGGTACGAACGTCTGTGCTTTCAGCGTGGGGTCGGCTGTTGAGTATGCACGAATGGGCGTACTTCCATCGGATGGGCACTCTCATCACGTTCGCTGGGGAGACTACAGGCACCATTGTATTCAACTACGCGGCAAAGACAGTGACGTTGACCGGAGCTACTTGGCCTACGGATGCGATCAACATGCACATCCGCTTGGACTTCAACTGGTACCCGATCTACAAACGGACGAGTAGCACAGTGCTTGAGCTGTTTGACGGTAAGACGCCGGAAGTGGACCTGACGGGTGAAGCGTTCGTTATCCAGCAGATCCTCTACCCGTTGCCGTACGACGTAGGCGACATCGTGCAGGTATTGGAAGGCCAGCAGAACTTGCAGCTCATGCGGCTCAACCTGCTAGAGGCCCATCAGGTTCAGGAAGGTTTCGCTTGGTCACCAACCCTCCCCTCGTGCTACGCGCTGGTGGCGGACTCGGCAAACCCTTCGCGGTGGTGTATGTGGCTTCCAACAGTGCAGACTCTGGACACTGTCCTGCAGTATCTGTACGTCGCGAGGAAGCCGACCTTCACGTTAGCCAGAGAGTCACGCGGTACAGTCTCAGTATCCGCAGGAGTTGCGACCTTCAGCGACACCGTTGTAAACTCCCTGTGGGATGGTGCTGTCCTCCGGGTAGCAAAGGATGACACCTCCAGCCCTACTGGAGAATTCGGGGATATCCCTGTCAACGATCTACTGTACGACCGAGACTGCTACGAGATGCGGGTTGTGAAGTGGCTCACGAGTACGACCTGCCGCGTGAGTGATCTGACCGTCAGCCAGACAAGTGTATCTTACACTGCGTCGTCTCTGATCGACGTGAGCGACGGGGCGATGACAGTCCTTCTACAACGTCTTTGTGAAGATGAGTACGGTACGAAGCTAGTCGGCAACCATGCTGAACGGCTGGTCAGCCAGTCTCGGCTGTCACAGGCATTCAACGACGCAAAAGCATCGGACGGTCGCTACGTTCGAAACAAAGGTCCAGCGGCTCAATGGTACGGACTCCGACTCAAAGATGTCGGATACGTCACCCCCTGAGGTTATAGATGGCTAATCCTGAATGGAACATCCTCAACCGGACGTACACTATCGTCCGCGATATGGCGGCGAACCAAGAACTGGTCGCCTCGGCCGGGGAGAGGGTACGTTCCGTTCTGCCCAGTGCAGTCCGAGTATGGAGAGCAGTCGAGGGTGGGGGGCTGAGACGGTCAGCGGATGGTCTGCAGAATATGATCATGCCGGGTATCGCGATAACCCTTCTTCCGGTAAGCTCTACTCTCGGGGCGGGGTTGAACTGTGCAGATGATGAAGTCCAACAGATTGCCATCCAGATCATGGACTCTACCCCTCACCAACATGAAAGCCCGATTCGCACCTATACCAACTGGATGAATCTCATCCGGCTCAAGTTTACAACAGTCCCGAACCCATTCCTTCAGGACGCTGACCCAGCGACGTACGACCCGTACGTTGTCCATCCGTTAAAACGACTGCCCGCAGAAGCCCAGAGTCTGGTACGGCACGAACAACAGGTTTCAATGTTCACCTTCCAGGTGATGGTAAGACATCACAGATAGGCTCATATCATGGCAATCAGCGTACCCGTAAATGCCCGCATGATGATCGGCGGAGCGAAGTACTGCTTCGCCAAGTTCCTTGACCAGAGTAAGTACGAGCGGGTCAAGAACCCCGACGCGATTTGTGGAAACCGCGACCCCCTAATTGAGCGTACTGCGCCAGGGCGGCGTAAGATCCAGTTTACCACCTTTCACGATCTAACCGCCCCGGTGATTCAATTACTGCTCCCCTTGGCGGGTACAACGAACGCCGCGGGGACATACACCGCCAATCAGACAGTGACTCCGGTTGAGATTATCATTGATAAAGTCGGGGCAGTACATAAGTATACGAACGCCCGTATGACCCGGATGATAATCCGGGGGCAGGTAGGAACGCTGCCGGTCTCAGCAGAGTGTACTTGGATTGCCGAGGATGAAATTCAAGACGCAGGGGCTGTCTTTGTGGACGGCTCGACGGACTTCATCTTTGCGTTTCCAGGTACTACCCACAAAATCGCGACGGTTCTTAAAAACATAGATCGGTTCGCGTTTGTCATCGACAACCAACTTATTCCGTCGTGGAATGCGGCCTTCACCGTGACGGATGTTGGGCAGGGCCCTCGACAGACCTTGCTCGCTACCAGTATTCCGTACACTACCGCGTACAAGGATGACTTCTGGAATTACCGGGACGTTACGACCGGCACCGCCCTTGAACTGAAGATCCTGAACAGCTTAGACAGCATGACGATCAACATCCCAAAAGGGGTATTGAACCCGGAGTCCCCCTCCATTGAAGGGGCCCTAGAGGAGATACGGTTTCCGATGACGTGGGAAGCCCACCGCCAGTCGGCAACGGAAGGCTTTAATATCGTAGTGGTAAACGCATGATCCCGATTGAATTGGACGACGGTTTTACTGTTGAGATGCCCTCGGGCCTGTTCTGCCGCCCAATGCTTTGGGGAGACAGACAGGCCCTGCGAGACGATATTGTGGATATGCCGCATCGCTCGCAACAGAGAATTCTCTCTCCGCCCTACACGATGGGGCGGGTTGCGGAGGGGGACGAGCGGGCCGCTATCCAGCAGGTGTTGGGGTACACCGTGACAGAAGAGAATCGAGACTTTCAGGCTCTGTCGGACTCAGCAGACATACACGTCCGGCTGAATACGGGGATGAGCCTTCTCAACTGCAGTCAGTGCAAGGCCGTTTCGGTAGACCACCGGGACGGGTCAGTATATGAAGGAGCAAGTGGGAGGCCGACCGCGCTCCCCCCGGGGACCTTAGTCCCGTGTGAGACCCACCAAGGGTGCATTAAAGGCCACCACTCCGCCCCCCTCGGGCTGTCGAACCCAAGGTGGGCCAGGACTTGGTCACATTACTGGAAGTACAGAGGCTCTCGACAGTTTGCCCTAAGCAGTGACCCGATCTTTCGTAGGAACCGGGTCCTTTTGGATTGGATAGTTGACTATGGACGAGATAGCAGATTTGATCCGTTTATTGGCGGAGGCACCGGCGGAGGAAGCACCGATGGCTCGCCCGAAGGAGTTCTTGGACAGACTGGCGATCGAGCGTGTAGCCCGTGGGGGAATCCAACCAGAGGGGCCTGCCGTACCCGCCGCAGAGGTGAGCTTGCAAGGGCCGATGGCGGGGACGCCCGCCCAGTTCAATCTATCTCAGCCGGAGGCGGATAGTCCGGCGAACCCGGCCCCGCCCCCCGTTCAGTTCGGGGCCGTTGCTGATCCTAGGACTGGTGTGCCTGATATCGGTATGCCAGTGCGAGTATACTCTACAGAGGCGTTCTGGGGCATGGCGGCGAGCCCTGTGCCCCCGGTAACAAGTACGGGCACGGTAGCGGCCCCTGAGTTTTTAGACACGATCACAGGTACAGCAGCGACCCCTGAGTCCCTAGAGACGATCGCGGGTATGCCCGCCTCTCCGCAAGCGGCAAAGGACTCATCTCAGACGGAGGGGTACTCCCCCGCAGAACCGAACTCCCCCTCCCCTCAGACCGGAGCGGTCGCCGCCCCGAGGGCTGACGAGATCACCACCGGCGCGTCGGGGCGGGTGTATGCTACCGAAACCTTTTTAGGCAAAGTGGCGACCCCGAAGATCCTAGACACAATGGCGGGTATGCCCGCATCACCGCAGGCCGCCGGAGATAGAGTAGGGATAGCGAACCCGACTCCCCGATCCGAGGTGACCATCACGATACCCCCTGCCTTCCCGATGGACCCAAAAGAGGCTTTCTCTATGGTGGACGAGCAGCTATCATTGCCCCCGCAGCAAGAGCCTAGGGTTGACCGCGTTATCGGGGTAGATACTTCCGAGCTGGTGCTTGAGTCAACAGAAGAGTTCGTTGCTAAGTCTTACCAAGCGAGAGAGGGGTCCCGGTCAGACCTAGATAGGTGGTCTATATGATCTATAAATACGGTCCCTACTCACATGACCAAGACGAGGTTATGGTTCGCACCTCGATCCAAAGCATATTCGACCGATTCAACCGGCGGATGGGAAGCACTGTAGAGCACACCATAATCGGGGTAAAGAAAGTCGCGGACAATGTTAATCCGTTGGTCACGCAGGCAAACCTTACTACGGCACTACAGGCCCTTACCGCAGCGTACGATATTGACTACCAAGACTTCGGGATGTACCTGAACGACGGGACAACGCCGACTGAGCACCAGGTGCTTAATACTGCGACCTTCGGCGGTACAAAGGTAATAGTTAAGCCCTCCTTTATGAACGGCCCTTGGGGCGGGCGGATTGAATACCTGAACCGAAGGATGTACTACCTCGTACTTCGCGCGGAGATCCGGATAGGGTCTGGGCTTTACAGCTGGAACGAGAGGCTTACTATCCGAGGAACGGGGAGCCCGAAGTGGAGATACAGCCCCCAAGAAGTGGGGTTTCCCCAGGTACAGACATTACAGACAGCAACAACCTTCTGGTATGTCCAAGAAGGCGAATGCGTCGGTCGGCAAAACTGGGAGTCGCCCCCTGACCCTCTTTTCCCGATCATAGAGCACGGAGAGATGAGAGTACGCACATTCGAGACTGCTAAAGATGTTGTGGTCGGCGGGCAGGAGATGTTCTCCTCTTCTTGGAAATACTTCATGGAGGCTTCGCTCGATCAAGGTTTCAACTCACTCACGGTCCCATCGGTGAACGCCTAATGGTCTGGTCCTTCCCCGGAATAAGTAGCCCTGTTGAACTGATATACACTCAGACACTTGGATTCCAGCCCGATGTTGTCCTGATACGGTGCCTACCTCAGGCGACTGCCGTTCCAGTAGAAGGGACAGTGACGCTGGTGTGGGGGGCCACCACGGTAACTTTGCCAAACTGCGTGGTTGATCTTGAATCTGTCAATCTAACTCAAGACGGTAGGTTCTTGTTGTTCAAAACTTTCGACAGACGGGAGCGATGGAAGCGAGCCGCACCTATCTCGGGGGAGTACAACACCATCCGCACCGGGGCCTTTCTTGCTGCTAGACAGAGGACGTTTCGACAGCTCGGGACCCTGCTGATGACTGCCTTGGGGGAGCCCGGGGCCGACGTGACCGCTCTCCCCACGAACGTGTACCCAACCGTGTCTTGGCAGTGTGAGGACGTGATCAAGGCAGCGCAGACTCTGTTCGAAGAGAACGGGTACTCAGTGGCGTTGGGGTTTGGGGCAGAGGTGGTGACAGTCGTGCAGCTGGGGACCGGTGCCGCTCTCTCTACCACAGACAAGTTTGTGGGGTCAGACACTTTAGATCCGAGACTGAAGCCCCGGTATATCCGGAACTGCTTTGAGCCGTCCGTCGCGCAAGTTCGATTGAAGTTAGAAGCAGTTGGGCTGGACACCGATAGCGTCTGGAGGACGATCGATACCTTATCCTTTACCCCCGCAGGGGGGTGGGCCGCTTCCGCCCCGTATAGCCTACCGAACGTGGATAGCTTAGAAGCCAACGGGTATGTCCGCAGAGCGTACCGAGTCATGGGTTTTGCAGACGGTACACTGTTCCCTCCAGACGGGTCGGGTGCCCTTTCCGACATCGCGGACATCCTTCCAATTCAAAACCGGATGCTAACCCCAGAGTCGATCCGCCCTACGCCCTCATACCGCCCTTTCAAAGTATACGGGAGATACTATAAAGAGGAGGACGAGACGGGGGAGCCTCCGATCCCGGGAGGGGCCGACAACGCTATTGGAGCTGAAGTTATTGGACGACGGATGAGTTTTGACGGGGAGAACGGCCTTGTTGTTTTCGAGGAGCCCATCTGGTATGTGGATGCGGGGGCGTATTCCGCGGCCAACCTATGGCTAGAGTGTACCATTCAGGTTAGACACGCGACCAACTTCGCTTGGAAGGCTTACGAGTACGATAAAGAAGTCTCAGCGACTTCAGTCGGATATCATACTATTCGGCATCAACAGCGGGCAGAAACAATCTTTACCTATGACTCTAGCCATGTGGTAACCGGATCTTCAAATAACCAAGCGACGTTGAACGCGCTAGGTGATGCTTGGGCCGTAGTCGCCGCGGCGGCGTATGCCACCGCTGCGTCCCAGCACGTTGTGTACTGCGCCCCACAGCTGGCCCTGCGGTGTGACGGGGCTATCCTCCAAGTTCAACACATACTAACATGTGGGGAGCTGGGCCACGCTGTTAATCGAACAACCGCGTCTCGGCACTTCGAGTTCGACCGTGGGATACCGAGCAAGATGCAACGTGTCGCACACCTACGAGCTGTGGCCTCTGCGGCCAGCATCTCAGGAATTGAGTACAAGACCCAGAGGAAGGTCAACGCTGATGACTGACCGAGTGTCCGGAGTACACCGGACGACAACGACGCTTGGTGAAACAGTGAAGTGGCTGAACGTAGCAGGGGAGACCATCCCCGCGTACGGAGTCGTCCAGTTGAACACCAACTACGCCGGGGGGCGCAGTCAAGCCGCTCGGCCGACGAGCGGGGACGGGCTTTTCTTTGCTAATGGCCCGGTGGAGGTGGCTGCCGCAAAGAAAGGGGAGTCCCTCCTGTGGAACCGGGCTCGGCTGGTACTGGTGAGCGGAGCCCCTACGGTCGGAGACGAAGTTGGGCCGGTTGCTGGGTCCTTCTCTATGTCATCCAGCGGGGCGGGGTACCGCGTCTTCCATCAGGCGGTAGGCGGGGTGGCTGCGGTGCTGCAGATCGGTGGTGGCGGCGGAGTAATCACAAACGTCCGTTTTCAAATCGTCTCCAGCGATCCTACAACATTCACGGGCCTCGCAGAAGTGCTGGCATGGGATTACGGATTTACGCTTGAACAAGTGCCTGCGTTGATTCTCGGATCAGTCATTGAAATCTGCGATCCTCGGGCGTGCTTTCTGAATGAGCCGAATGTTGACTTAACAGGCCGCCAAGGGACAGCAGTTTATCGTCAGGGCGTCGGGTCTGATGATATTTGCAGAGATGGCTACGCGCCATTCCCCGGCGTGTGGGAAGTTGACGGCCTGTGCTGTAGATTACTCTCCTGCGACGTGGTGATTTGAATGGTTGCAAAAGGATCTGGCAAAACTTGTTGCTGCAACGGATGCGAAGAACCACCGCAGCCAAACACGGCAAACATAACGGCGATTGAACGCGGTTCGTGGCAAACGAACTGCTGTGCGTGCTTGCCAAAGATGGCGTGCCTACGGGTAATGACGAATGATTTTTTACATTTCGACACGCTGACGTATTCGCTCTATTGTCCGACAAGTGCCTATGGCTTGAATGAGCCGGTTTACATGCCGATAACATCGTCCGGCAAATTCCTTGTCAATGGCGTGACGTTTGATGTTGCCGTGCATTTTGAAGTGGCTGATGGTGTGTGTCAGATGTGCCTGACTAGCACTGCACTGGGCATCACGAAATCAACATACGGTGCGTGCATTACAATTAACGATGCGGCACGGGTTGCTCCGAATTTCTTTTGCAGCCGATTGAGCAAGACGGACGCGATTGAAACATACGGCACTGATCGAAATCTCGGACAGGGGCCGACATCAGACGGCATCGGAACACGCTGGACGATTGGGGCGTACACGTTCGTTTTGTCTCGTGCGGATCATATCGCAATTACTCCCAGGCCAAACTGTTTGGACAGCTACGGCAATCAGGTGATCGATACAAATGCAATCAAAGATAAGTGCTGCAATTGTAGTTGCATCGCGCGGTGTGCATGTCTGACGAAGCGGTCGATCACTGGCACGACTTCCGAGTCGGCTTGTCTTGTTGGCACAGACTGGACGTTCCCGTCTGGTGCTGTCGTGTCGATTACATCCACGGCTTATGATCGAACCTGCTATCTAGCGTTGGCTCCAGATGAGACCGGCGGATCAGCGACACTGCCGGTCGCGTTGGGCGGCGTGGAAACGAAATGTCCGAGGCCGATAGCACGATGGGGGGCAACGATTCCAGCGGCGGGGGCGATCCCATCGCATGTCGTGTATTACGAGTTTCAGGCGTCTGGTTGTGATGGCGGTTGCAACGTAGATGTCAGTGGTTGCTGTGCTAACGAAAGGACTTCGTTCCCGCGAATTCTGCACGCTGACGTTACGACGACATGCCCGAGTTGTCCGACGTTCACGGTGAATCTAGCATGGGATTCGGTCGATAACGTATGGCGTGGCGATTCCCTTATGTGTGGCCACCCGATCACGCTTTCGATAGCATGTCCATTTACGACACTGTTTTTCTCTGCGGCTCCGTGTGTGTCGGCAACGCCGACAGCGGCGGCAACTTGCTCGCCAATCTCAGCGGTGTTTTCGTTTGGCACCAGTGGCATTGGATGCTGCGGCGGATCGTCGTTAATTAGTCCGTCAATCACTGTCACAATTTACGAATGACCTATGACAAACCCACTCTGCGAATGTCCTGTTGCTGGCTACTGCAATCGGCACAAGATGGACAAGAACGAGACTTTCCATGCTCTGTGTCACGGAGATCGCGGGCAGGCAGGCTGGAAGTATTTTTGTGCCTGGGAGTCGGGCAAAATGGGTGCGACAAGACCACACGATGCGAACCTGAGCCCGCCACCGTTTGAGGGCGTCCCCGGTGAGCCTATTCTGGGGTGCAGCGGCTGCGGTGGCAGTTCAGTTTCGCCACCATCATTAGCTCAGCGAGTCCTGAATGCGGCTGAAGCAGCGTTACGTTTCGTCAGTGATGGAATGCAGACGGCAAGCGAAAACGAGCAGGCAGAACGCAGAACTATATGCGGGATATGTCCACTGAATAGCAACGGCATCTGCAACGGATGCGGGTGCATTATTGATCTGAAAGTGCAAGCGCGATTGGAGCAATGTCCCGCTGGAAAATGGTTCCCGGAGATACAGTAGAAAAACCTCTAACAAAACGCTGATTGATAACTAATGCCAAACCCAAACCCGCTCTGTGAGTGCCCTGTCGCAGGCTACTGCAAGCGGCACAAGATGCACAAAAACGAGGCGTTCCATGCGTTGTGCAGCGGTGCTAGGGGACAGGCAGGGTGGAAGTATTTTGTGGCGTGGGAATCAGGTGCGTTGGGTGCAACTAGACCAATAGATGCACACGTCGATCCACCACCGTTTGCCTACGTTACTGGGGCTGGAGTCATGCTTCAGACTGACCGCAAGATTGGTACGGTGACGCAATCTGCGGGTGTCGTGCGGGCTAGTGGCTGGTGGAATGACGCAGCCGTTCAAGCCAGTCACCGTGACAGAGCGACGACATTCATCACGACGATCCCGCGATACCCTGGACACTTTGACGGACAAGGCATCGTCATCACTGGTGGTGGAAAGTATTTCGTCTCGGCTTACATCACGATCCGGGTCATCCGTCACGTTGGTTGTACGCTACCGATTGAACTATGGTATCTTGACGGTGAGATGGACGATGAGATGATTGATATGGTTGCTGAGTACGGCGGCACATGCCACAACGCAAGTGAACTTGCTCGCGGGACAGGATACTTTTTGGATCACTGGTGGAAGGGCTGGCAACTGAAAGCGTTCGCGTTGCTGCATTCCAGTTTCCGCGAAGTGCTGATGCTCGACGCCGACAGCTATCCTGTCAAAGACCCGTCGTTTGTGTTTGACTGGCTGCCGTATAAAGAAACCGGAGCTATCATTTGGCCGGACGTCGGATCGTCGGCAAGGCTGTTCCCACCGCTTGCGGCAAGGGTTCTTGGCGTGCCACAATTTACAGAAGGTGCTGCTGAGTCTGGTCAAATCGTGTTCAACAAAGAGCAGACGTGGCAAGCAGTGTGCCTTGCAAAACACTACAACGCAGATGCCGACTTTGTGTACCATGTTTTGTATGGTGACAAAGACACATTCCCGGTGGCGTGTCACCGCATCGGTCTTCCTTACTCACGGATGAGTCTTAACTGCAAAATGAACGGGCCTGGGATTCAGCAGTTAGATCAGCATGGGGACGTGCTGTTCAATCATCGCATCCATGATAAGTTCCGTATCTTCAATGA